CTTGGCGTTTCAGCGCGCTGGTGGTGTTGACTATCTCGTCCGGCAAGCTGAAGCCGAGCCCAAAGCATTCATGGCGCTTTTGGGCAAAATAGTACCAAACGAAGTCAGGCTTGACGTATCTGTGGCGTTGAACCTTGGCGCTGCAATGGTGGAGAATCAATTGAACCTAGACAGGTTGCAGATCATAGACGGGAACGCAACAGGAACGGACGACAACCCGACACATGATCCACCTAGCAACGTGTTGATATCAAACGATAACCCGACACATGAGACAACCAGCGCCGTGGTGGTGCCGAAGGCCGACGACGTTTAAACACGTTGTGGCGTGTCTCATGTGTCGGGGTTCGTATATTATTCGGAAGGGGGGGTGTGGCGGGGGATACCCCCGAAAACGCGCGCAAATAATATATTATGGTCCTCACGGCGACAGGTTGAGATATAATTTTTGAAATTTTTTTTTTAACCCGCCCCACCGGCACACCCGAACCCCCTAACGACAACAACGGTAAAACCCAACAATGCCCAAACAACAACCCCACCCAGACGAACAGCAACTGATCCACAAGATGCTATCGTTCCGCGATGACCCCCTCTCATTCGTCCTGTTCACGTTCCCGTGGGGTAAAACAGGCACACCCCTTGAGAACCACGTTGGACCCAGGCAGTGGCAACGGGACGCGCTCATAAAGATGCGCGACCACGTTCAAAAGAACATCAACAAACAACACCAGGGCTTAGACCCCGAATTACTCAAGCTCGCCAGGGCCTCCGGTCGAGGGATCGGCAAGTCGGCGTTCTTGGCCTGGGTGGCGCTCTGGCTGTTCTCCTGTCTACCGTCCGCTACCGTTGTGGTGAGCGCCAACACCGAGCAGCAGTTGAAATCGACCACGTTCCCTGAGATTCGGAAGTGGGCGACGATGAGCATCAACAGCCGGTGGTACGAACACAACATAATGAGTTTACAACCCGCCGAGTGGTTGGTTCAGACGTTGAAGGAGACAACGGGATACGACGATGCGTATTGGTACATCCAGGCGCGGCTGTGGTCAGAGGAGGCGCCCGATGCGTATGCGGGCGTCCATAGCCAGATGGCAATGGCTGTTCTCTTTGATGAAGCCTCTGGCATACCGGGCTGCATCTGGCCTGTGGCTCAAGGGTATTTCACAGACAAGACGACTCACAGGTTTTGGATTGCGATTAGTAATCCGCGTAATCCGTCTGGTGAATTTTTTGAGTGTTTCCACGGCAACCGGGATCAGTGGGACCACGCGACGATTGACGGGCGCGCCGTAGAGGAGAACGACCCCGGCGTATATGCTGATGTCATCAGGCAGTATGGCGAGGACAGTGACCAGGCCAGGGTTGAGGTCTATGGTCAGTTCCCCCGGCAGGGGGACTATCAGTTCATCAGCCGGGGTCAGGTCGATGATGCAATAGCGCGGGAAGTAACCCCCGACCCAGGCGCTGCGTTGATAATGGGGGTGGACCCGGCACGGTACGGCGATGACAGCGCGGTGATCGCGTATAGGTACGGACGGGATGCGACGGCGATTAAGTTTGAGGCGTACAAGAGTTGTTCCATCGTTGAGTTGTCTGAACACGTCGCGCGGGCGATGGACAAGTATAAGCCGGACGCATGTTTCGTTGAGGGTGATGGCGTCGGGGGCGGGGTGGTGGATATCTTAAAGGGGTCGGGCTTTAGGATCACAGAGGTCAAGACGGGCGGCGGCGCAGAGGATAAGGATATGTACGCCAACCATCGGACGGAGATGTGGGGGCGCATGAGGGATTGGTTGCCGTCCGCGACGATACCGAAACATGACGGGTTGGTCGAGGACTTGTGTGCGCCGATGTATGACTTCACGTTGAAGGGGCAGTTGAAGCTGGAGCCGAAGGAGAAGATGAAGAAGCGCGGCCACGCCTCGCCTGATTATGGGGATGCACTGGCGATGACGTTTTCCAAGACGATCAGCCGCCGGGACACCAGATCGTCTCGACAGTTAAAGCGCAAACGGGTTGCTCAAGATGTTGATTACGAGTTATTTAGTTGAGTAGCCCCTCCCCCGGACAAAATGGTTACTTACTGTTTAAACTGCCTGGCCTTGCGCCAGCGAGTTCCCTTATGTTAGCTTGAGACGTTGCAGCACATAATAGGAGATGAGGGCATGGGTGGTTTACTTGGTGGCGGCGCCGCAGCGCCCGCACCTATTGCACCGCCTGTAGCGCCGTCACGATCAGACGCGGACGTACAGGCTGAAGCGTTAGCCGCCCGTCAACGTAGGGCGGCGGCAACGGGACGGACGGAGACTATAGTAGCCAGCGGTGCGGACGAAGAGAACAAAACCACCAAGACGTTATTGGGGACAGCGTGATGGGTGGCAGTAGACCCGCCCCCGCCGCCGCGCCCGCGCCCGCACCGGCAACAAAAAAGGTTGAACCCCCCTCAGAGGCAGTGCGACGCAAGCGTATTGCGGAAGACCGCACCGACATAATTTCAACAGGTGATGCTGAAGCAACCGGAGCCACGACGAAGCTATTGGGGGATTAACATGGGCGGTGCGGTTAAAGGTTTACCCAAGGATGGACTGGTCACCCCCGTCAGTGCCACGAAGAAATCCGACAAGCCTGATCTGAATGTCGAGGCGGGTGGAAAACCCACCGGCCCGAAAGCCGACTTTCCCCCGACCAGTTTAGGTGAGCGTAAGAAGAAACCGGCGATCACCTTGTTAGGCACCCAGCCATGAGCGAATTAGCTGAACAAATCATCAAACGGTTTACCAGTTTGGAAGCGGAGCGGGGAACCTGGGAAACCCACTGGACGGAAATTGCAGACCGGGTTTTGCCACGGTATTCTGACACCTTCTTCAAGCCGACATCTGAACAGACCAAGGGTGAGAAGCGCACCGAGAAGATGATCGACAGCACGGCGGGCTTGGCGTTGGAGCGCTTCTCTGCCGCGATGGAGAGTATGTTGACGCCACGGACGCAGAAGTGGCACAGGTTGAAACCTTCCGACGATTCTCTGGCGCGTGACCGGGATGTCAAGTTGTGGTTTGAAGCCGCGACCAATGAACTGTTTAGACAACGCTACGCGACTAAGGCGAATTATGCCAGCCAACAACATGAGGTCTACATGGGCCTTGGTGCGTTTGGCACGGCCATCATGTTTACGGATTTCCATGACCAAGGTGGGTTGCGCTACACCGCGACCAACCTAAAAGAAATCCTCTTTGAAATGAACCACCAGGGGCTTGTCGATACATCCTACCGGAAATACTCGCTATCGGCACGGCAGATGGTACAGCGGGTCGAGGCGGGGCGTTGGGACAGCGTACCGGATGAGGTTACGAAGGCAGTAGAGAAGACCCCCGAGAAACGCTTTGAGATTATCCACTGCATTCGCCCACGCATTGAGGTCGAGCCTGGTAGGTTGGATGATCGTGGCAAACCGTGGGTGTCTTACTATATCGCGGTTCAGGGGCGACATGAATTGAGCCAAGGCGGGTTCGATACCTTCCCGTATCAGATTTCCCGGTACGTCACCGGGCCGGGTGAAAAATATGGTCGCTCACCGGCTATGTTCGTGCTCCCCAGCATCAAAGTTTTGAATGAACAGAAGAAGACGTTGCTGACACAAGGACATCGTGCTGTAGCACCTGTTCTTCTGTCGCATGACGACGGCATCTTGGACACGTTCTCTATGGCCCCTGGCTCTATGAACCCCGGTGGTGTCTCCGCCGAGGGGCGAGCGTTGGTTCATGCTCTACCTGTTGGTAATCTGGCGGCGGGGCAAGAGTTGATGGACATGGAGCGACAGGTAATAAACGATGGATTTTTAGTCAGCCTTTTTCAAATCTTGGTCGATACGCCGACAATGACTGCAACCGAAGTGTTGGAGCGCGCCCGCGAGAAGGGGGCTTTGCTTTCACCGACGATGGGGCGCCAACAATCTGAAATGCTTGGCCCGATGATCGAACGGGAAGTTGACGTTTTGTTGAAACAGGGACTTCTCCCACCCATGCCTGAACTTCTCATTGAAGCGCAGGGTGAATTTGAAGTCGAGTATGACAGCCCGTTGTCCCGGTCCCAGCGGGCAGAAGAGGCGTCAGGTTGGTTGCGGACGTTGGAAGCGGCGATTGCCTACGCCAACACGACCCAGGACTTGTCGGTGCTTGACCAGTTCGACAGCGATGTCATCTACCAGCAACTAGCGGAGATTAACGCGGTCCCGGCGTCTTGGATGCGTGATCCGGCTGCGATTCAACAACTACGCGAAGGTCGCGCCCAACAGCAACAACAACAACAGATGCTCGAGGCCGCGCCCGCCGCTGCTGGTGTTATGAAGGCGCTGAACTAATGGCGGAAGATGAGTTTCGTGATCTCTTTCAGTCGGAGCGTGCAGCGGCAGAAAAGCGGTTCCCCTTCATCGCGCGGTTCCGCGATAAGGTCAATATCGCCCCGACAAAAACTGCAAATAAAGGGGGTCAAGGTGAGTTCGTTGAGGCCGACAGCCCCGACAATCCCATGCCGGGGAAACCGACAATCACGATTGGTGTTAACTCTCACAAACTTAGCGGGGGCGTAACCGACACCATCATCAACGACATGGTTCATGCGGCGGGCCAACTCTCACCCGACTACAGGAAGTTGCGGAAAGAGGTTGTCAGTAATCTCAGCGAGGATGCGTTATCGTTGGCAAAGCGCCGGTATCAAAAAGATTTTAAAGGTAAGTTTTCGGGCAGCAACTTTAGTACGTTTGATAATTTTTTGAATCGGTACTGGGCGGATGGAATAGTTCAACATCTACTGCTTCCTGAGAATTCTGAGATCAATCAGACAATGCAGAGCAGCCCGAAAGCGGTCCCGGCTTTGAACGCCATCAAGAGGTTGTTTGAAACCGGCGTAGCGCCGGGTAAAAGAATAGGGGATGTCTTGAATGAGTAGCGTGGTTCAACTATCGCAACAGGTAAAAGACTTCCTTGTCACCCGTGGACAGGCATACCGTAAGACGTTCAAGACGATCTACGGTGAGCGAGTCTTGACTGATCTGGCGCGGTTCTGTCGGGCGAATGAAAGCACGTTCGTGCCTGATTCCCGCGCTGAAGGAATTTTGCAAGGACGCCGTGAGGTGTGGTTGAGAATATCCAAACATTTAAATTTAACTGAAGACGAACTACAAGCGTATTTCAATCCACAAGGAGAGTGATATGCCAAAGAACAGACCAAGTGCCTATGCGAAAAAGGGTGGTGGAGAACAGCCCAAAACCAACGTGAAACGGAAACCACCCCGTCCAGCAACAGTAAGAAAGAAATAGACAATGGCCGAAGAAGCTGGGTCCGTTGACGCGGGCAACCCAGGGGAAGCTACCGCGCCCTCTGGTGAGACAAGCGCAGACGTTACGGCAGTACCGGGTTCGCCACTAACAACTGAACCCCAAACATCCTGGCTTGACGGGGTAATAGACCCCTCGACAAAAGCCTGGGCAGAAGCAAAAGGACTCCAGAACGGAAGTTTTGAGAACGTCCTTGGAAGTTACCACAACCTTGAAAAGATGGTCGGCGCTGATAAGGCGGGGCGCACTATTACCCTGCTTGGTGATGATGCTAGTTCTGAAGAACGGGACGCCTATTTTAACAAACTAGGCCGACCTGAAAGTGCCGAGCAGTACTCTGTGGCGTTACCGGAGGGTGCCATTGATGACACCCGTTTAAACATGATGCGGAACAAGGCTCACGAACTTGGTATCTCCGATGCACAGTTCTCCGGTCTTGCTGAAGCTGACGCGGCTTACCTTTCGGCCACCCAACAGGGGATGACCGACAAAGCCGCCGTCTCTGCCGTCGATGCAGAAGCACAGTTGCGGACAGAGTGGGGCGCCGCCTTTGACCTTAAAGTGGCGAGTATCGACGTAGCCGCGCACAAGTTGGGTATGTCCGAAGACCAACTGAACGGCTTGCGCGAAGCGATGGGTCCGGTTGAAGCCATGAAATTCGTAGACGGTTTAAACACCAAGATGGGCGACCACAACTTTGATGAGGGTGAGAAGATCATCCCCGGTCACAAGACGCCCGAACAGGCCGAGGAAGAACTTAAGCAGTTGAAAATGAACAAACAGTTTATGGACGCTTGGATGGACGGGATGCACCCCGAT